CTTTAAAGAATGTTACTTACCCTTCTAAAATTATTCCTGTTATTACTCCACAAGTTCCTGTTGCAAATGAAACAATAGGACACTCAATTAACACTAAAACAAATCAAATCTTAGGTGCTTATTCATTTGGCAGAGTTGGTTCGTTACAAGTCGGTAACTATGTAAATGGCACAAGTGGAGATATAAGAATTACTCCAAGTGGAATTACAGCAAGAAACAGCAGTGGAACAAACACTTTTGTAATTGACGGAACTACAGGTAATGCTTCCTTCTTCGGAACTATTGAAGCAGGTTCATTAGTTGTAGGTTATGTCGCATCTACAGGTGGTCAATACACAACTACTGCAGCAACTGCAGCAAAAGTAATGTTGTTACCTGATGCAAACACAGGAATAGTCGCTTATGCTTCAGACGGAACAACAGTAGTTTTCAAAGTAACAGTAGGTGGAACTGATGTTGGTGATGTCCAACTTGGAAATTATGGTGGCAGCAACGGTGCTTTATGGGACAACAGTGCAGGAACATTTAACATTAGGGGGACAATGAATGCAGGAACTATTACAGGAACTTTAATTAAAACATCTGCATCAGGAACAAGAGTTCAAATGGATGCTAACGGAGATAACATTGCTTGGTATGACAGTGGTAATGATATGGGATTAAAACTTAGTTTGACAGAAGCAACTGATGCAACTATACAAACTTATGACGGTAGAGATTTAGATATAATAGTTGCAGGTTCAGATATAAGAATCAACAATGCAAACTTTAAAGAAGTTAATGAAGTTGTAGCAAATACTTTTTCGGGTGGTTCAGGTTCATTTTCTTCTATTAGCATGAGTGGAGATATTGATATGAACGATTATGATATTAAAGAAATAGATAAACTTATTTTTAATACCAAAACAAGACAATATACTACTACACAAGGTTCTTTATATTTATATGCTGATGGTGGTAACGAATATTGGGGAAGCAGACAAGATGGTTTTCACGGAAGGTTTGAACAAGTAGCACAATGAAAAAAATAGAAGATTTATACAAAAACGGTAATCCAAACATGATTGATGCTGAAAAGTTATTTGATGCAAACGGTGTAATGGATGAAGAATACTATAACCTGTTAATTACAGAGTTACCGATTACCCCACAGTTCAAAAGAAATGCAAGAAATAAATTTTTATTATTCAAAGAGAATCGTGTCAGATACGAAAAAATGCCTGAAAGATTACCTACTAATAACTTATTACCATTACCAATAGATGCACACGAAAAGATTGGTGAATACGAAACAAGACATAACATATATCTAACAATCGCTAATGCTTACAACAAAGCAATGGAAAAAATTGAAATCTTAGAAGCAAGAATTACAGAACTTGAATCTAAGTAAGATATAGACAATTTACAAATATTTAATTTATACTTGAAACATGGAACAAAATACCCAAACTGACACAAAAAACCAAGAATTTTCACAAGAATTTAACAATTTACTACAAAAATATGGTTATCAAGTTCAAATTGTATTAGATTTTCCTGAATACAAAGTTTTACCTGATGATTTAAAACTTGCATTACTTGTTATGAACCAACACAAAAACCAATTCTTATTGAACTTTTTAGAAGTTGAAGGGGAAAAATAATGCGAACAAGAGCAGACATGGAAACTGAATTACTATCAAGACTACAGGTGGCAAACAATTCCACTATGTTTCCTGCTGCAAGATTAACCCAACTTGTTAAAGATGCTTACATTTGGGCAACTACTAAATGGATTTGGACTGACCTTGTTAATGGAAAACACACTTCAACTATTGCTGCAAACGAATACTACGATTACCCTGATGATTTCAGGTCAAATACTATTATGAGATTAACCGTTGATGGTGTTTCTTATGAAAGAAAGAATTTTGAAGATTACTTGGCATACAAGGAAAGAAACCCTTCAGACCAATTTAAAATGTTTGCTTCATACGGAAGATACTACTTTATTCACCCAACACCTTCAGCAAGTGGAACAAACAACATCACTGTTTGGGGTTCATTAAAAGCAGATGCACTAACAAATTCTACAGACATCACAATATTTACTGATAACAAAGAAGAAGGTAACGAAGCATTAGTTAGAAAAGCATTATCAGTAGCACTTGTTAGAATTGATAAAAATCTATCAGTTGCCGAAGAACAAGCAGCAAACGATATATTTAATAAATTAAATTTTGATGAACTTGCAGCAACACAAAGAGACCAAAGGATTCAACATCCTAAGTTCCTTGTTCCTGACTTTTATGCAGGTAGATACAAGACAAGTTATGGTAATTTTAATTTTGAGGACATCTTATAATGGCACAACTATCATCAATGTCAGTTGAACAATTAAAGCAGTTTGTTAAAGACCAAAAAGCAAAAGGCAAAACTGAAAGCACATCCAAAGAAGTTGGTAAGGCAGTCAATTTACTTAAAGTTAAAACTCCTGAGAAATATGGTTCTAAACAAGTAGCATCTGCTAAAGAATCCTTAATTGTTAATACCGAAGTTCCTAACCTACAAAAACTTGGAATTACAAATATTCCTACATGGAAAACTGCAGAGCAACAAGCAAAAGATGCTGCAAGAAATGCAGGGATGACTTCAGGAACTACAGGAACAGCAGGAACTTCAGGAATGACTTCAGGAATCAGTTCTTCAATGTCAGCAGGAACATCTGCAAACCCATTTCAAACACCTGAAATACAAACAGCACAAAAAGAAGTTGATGCTATTACAGCACAAAAGAATCAAGCACTTGCTGAAATTAACGACAACCCATTTTATTCAGAAGGAACAAGGGGTGGAAAAGTTAATAGATTAAACGATAAATTTAATCAAGAATTAGCACTTGCTCAGAACAGATTAACTACAGCACAAACCAATGCTCAAAATGCTTATAAGATGCAACAAGATGCTTTATCTAATAACAGAGAAATATTTAAAACTTATGTTTCTACAGGTGCTTTAGCAGGTGCTTCTGAAGCAGAATTACAACAGATTGCAAAAGCAACAGGTTACCCAATCGGAGTTGTAAAAGGTGCAGTAAATCAAATTAAATTAGACCAACAAGCAAAACTTGCTAAAGAAGCAGAGAAAACTGCATTTAATTGGGACAAAGTTCCTGCAAGTGCCAAAAAAGTAGCACTTGAAGAAATGCAACTACAAGACACTATAAAAGGTGGTTCAGCAGATAGTTATCTTGATGCTGCCGAATATGCTGCAGTTGTAGATGCAGTTGCCCTTGAAGTTGGCGACATAGAACTTGCAGAAAAAATTGTTATTGAATCAATGAGTAAAAATAAATATTATAGATGGGGTGAAACTAAAACAGGACAACCTATATCTGTTAATTATCAGGGATTAAATAACAAAGGATTTGCATAATGCCATCAGAGTTTTATTTAAAAGGGAAACAACAAAATAATAATCAACCACAATCAGGAAGTAACCCACCTGCACAACCACCTGTTTCACAACCAACCACTTCTACAAACACAAGTGGATTAAGTGATTTTTATAGACAAGGAAAACAGCAATTACAACAAACAGCACAACCCACAGCAGCACCTACACAACCAAAAGGTTGGTGGGATTCTATTACACAAGGTGCTTCTGATGCAGGTAAAGCATTGTATGGTGCAGGGGAACTTCTTTTAACAGGTGCTAAACAAACTTTTGGAAACATTGTAGGAACTACTGCAAGTCAGGAAGTTTCAGCAATCCCTTATGTAGGAACTGCAAATACAAAGAATCAAATTAACAGACAGATTGAAAACCTTAATGCTGAAATTCAATTAGGTAAAAAGATTGAAAGAAATGCTTTAGAAGAATTTGGTCAGAGTGTTTATAATGCTGAACTTCCTATTGTTGGTGGATTAAGGAACATTGTAGAAGGGGTAGGTGCAGTATTACCACAAGGAACTCCACCTGCAGAACAACTAAAAGCAAGAAAAGAAAGATTAAATGAAGAATTAAAAATCTACGAAGAAAATGCCAAATTTACAAACAACAAAGAACTTGTTGAAAGAACAAAAAATCAGTTAAAAGGAATTGATGCCGAAATTGCATTTTGGGAAGAAGAAGATAGAAGGCAAAAATCAGGGGAAGTAAGTCAGATTACTGCTAATTTATATGCTGATAGACCTAACCTTACAGAAGAAGAAAAGTTAGAAAAGATAAAAGAAGTTCAGAGATTACAGGAAGAACTTAGAAAAATAGATGAAAGAAATAAAAAGGGAGAAACTATTGAAGGTCAGTTAGAAAACTACGGTCTTAGTAATTTTAAAGATGTTCAACAACAAAGAAAAGAAATAAGAGAAAGATTTGGAAACCCTGAATTTTACACTCCTACAGGAATTTTATTTGGTCTTGCAGAAAACGGTGCTGACATTGTTGAAGGTCTTGGAACAGGAATACTTGCAGCATATTCATTAAAAAAAGGTAAAGTTAAAACTGCTGCTGCATTATCAGGAATTTCACTTACAACTAACTACGGAAACGAATTTGGTAACATCTACAATCAAGCAATTTTAGAAGGTTCTACACCATTACAAGCAAAACAAGCAGCAAGAATCTATGCACCAATTTCCGTTGCAATATCAAAAGTAGGTTTAAGCGATAAATTAAGTCAGATAAAAATTAGCAAATTAAATGCAGATAAGATTGAAAACGAACTACAAAGAAGATTAGTTACAGGTGGTATTAGAAGAACTAAAGCAGGACTTGGGGAAGTTATTGAAGAAAATTCACAAGACCTTGTTGCAACAGCAGTTTCTGAAATCTACAAAGACAATCCTGAATGGTTTGAAGGTGCTGACCAAACATCAGTTGTTTCATTTATATTTGGATTCCTGTTATCAGGTAGGCAAAATTTTGATGAAAATGACGGTATTACCCTTGAGCAAGTAGATAAAGCAAACAAAGTCATTGATAAGGCACTTGATACCCCTGTTAATAAAAGAACTGCAGAACAACAAGCAATAGTTGAAGAAGTTAAAGATAATGCTGCCGTTAAAGAACTTAAAAGGTCTAACCTTACAGGCGAACCATTAAGAGAAATAGTAGTAGATGGTGAAAATGTTTCTGAAAGAGTAAGAGAAGCATTTGCTCCTACTACAACTCCAACTGAAGGGTTTGTTACCCCACCTGAAACTCAACCAATGGTTACACCTGAGCAACCTGCTACAACCCCACAGGTTACCCCTACAACCACTACTGAAACTAAACCAACTGTTACACCAACTCCGACAGAAAAACCTGCTAAGAAGTCTATTAAACAGGTTAAAAAGGAAACTAAACCTAAAGTTGCTAAACTAAAAGATGCTGAAGAAACACTTAAACAAGATGTAACTCTTTATAGGGGTGGTAAAGGCACAGGATTCTCAACTCTTGTTAGGGGAAAATACTTCGGAGATAATGAGCAACTTGCTAAACAATTTGGCGATATTTCCGAAACATCAACTCTTCCTAAAGGAACAAAGGTTTTCAATCTTGATTTAATTAAAGAAAATCCTAATCAAACTATAGTTCCTAAAGAGATGCTTGTTGATACAAAAGCATTAACTAAATTCCTATTAGATAAAGGTTATACAGTTACTAAAAATACTACTTCAAGGGGTGGTGTTGAATATGTAATGCTTGGAGATAAAGACATTGATGTTCAAAACATTGCTAAAAGATTTAAAAACCAAGCAGAATTTTTAAATTACTTGGCAACTGATAAAGGTCAAAAGGAACTTAAAGACAAGGGAATTACACTCAAAACAGGCGAAGCAACTGCTGCATGGAACTTATCACAGGGTCTTGATTACAAAGGAAAGAAGGTAGAAAAAGAAGCACCGAAAAAGAAACTTGGCGAAAAAAAGGTTGAGAAAAAAGAAATAAAGAAACCTGTTAAAAAGGTAGGGGAGAAAAAAGTTGTAACCAAACAACCTAACCCTATTACCGTTAAAGCAGGAACAGTATTTGACCAATCAAATATAAAAGAAGCAACTCAAAATAAGGTTGATAATGCTCACAAGGTTATGCAAAATGCTATTTTTGGCAAGGAAGTCAGCAGTTCTCAAATCAATAAACTTAAAATTACTTATCTAACTAATGAAGGTGCTAATTCAAGGGATTTTAAAAAACAACTTAAATTAAAATATACACCTGTTATCAATTTGTTATCAATTAACCCTGATACCCCAAAAGTTAAATCATTTCAAACAAAACTACAAAGCATTTTAAAAACTATTGAAAATGGAAAATTTGAAAACGACCAAGTTATTGCTGATATTAACAAGGTTTTATATGAATACGATAAATACATTGAAAATAAAATTGAAAAATATGTAAATAAAAGAACCCCAAAATTTAGATTAACCGACAATGTTTTATTTAACGAAGGAACACAAAAACTAACAACAAGAACTGAAGAAGTTTTGCAAACTTTTAAAAAAGATACTTTATCAAAACAAGAAATAGATAAATTTCTTAAAGATGCAACAACCAAATACGGAATATCAAAAGAAGAAATAGCAATAATAAAAGAATTACTTGATACAGAATTTAAAAACGACAGTCAAGTTTCTATAAGACAATTAAATCAAAAAATAATAGAAGAATTATTACCAATTCAAATTTTTGAAAAAGACACAACAATAGCAAGTGGGCAAAGTGCAATTTTTAATATGGGAAGAACTTCATTAAATATGGATGATTCAGGAAGATATTTATCTAAAGTTATAGTTTTAAATTCTCCTTATGACCATAAAAGAATAAATAAACATTTAGGGGGTAGATTTGGAATAGATTTCTATGAAAACCAAAGAAAAGAACTAATAAGAACCAATCCTGAATTAGCAGATACTTTACCTGAAGGTTTATTTTCTTGGTTTAGAGTTATTGAAGATACAAAAACAGGTGAAATTTATATTCTTGAAATGCAATCAGACCCTTTTCAAGATACCGTTACTGATGGTGCAGACAACATTGATACAACAAAATTTGTTAATAAACAAATAGAAGCATTGAAAAAAAATATAGAAGGTTACCAAAATGATATTGCAGAACTAAAACAAAGAATAGCAGATAGAGAAGAAAGTTTAAGGTTATTAAATCAATCAGAACCAAAAACCAAAAATTTAATTAAAGCACGAGAAGAATTTATTAACGACCATAAAATAGGAATTGAAAAAATTAACAACAATATTGATTATGCTTATAAACAATTAGAAAAAGACCAAAAAAAGTTAAACGATTATTTAGACTATAAACCTACAAAACTTGAAAAAATGCACATGACCTATTTAGCAACATGGCATGAAAGGTCAATTAAAGAAATCCTTAGATATTATGGAGATAAAGGTGCTACAGCAGTCAATTTTCCAACACCATTAACTTTAGGTGTTGTTGAAAGGCATGTAAATTGGAATCCAAATCCTGTTGATAAACCTAAAGGAGAAAAATATAAAGTCTTATCTGCAAAAGATAAAAATAATTTGGAAGTCGGAGATGTTGTTGAATTTGAAATTAGTCCTTCAGCAAGTTGGACAATAATTACAATAAATGATGAAAAATTTACAGCAGTAGATAATCTTGATTTTGAAACATACACAAAAGAAAACTTTAAAGAAAAAAGGTTAGAAACTTTTAAAAAAGATTCAACAGTAGATAAAATCACCAACATTTGGAAAAACATTTATGGCATTGAAAAAGTTGGTGATTTAAAAACTAAATTAGTAGATATTGAAAAAGTTCTAAGAATTTTAAAAGATAAAACTGAAGCAAAACAAAATGCTACAGAAGGACTTGAAAGAACTACAAGATTTTTAGATGGTGCTGAAAAAAGACTTGTAGAAAAAAAACAACAAAAAAAAGATGCTTTAGAAATTCAAAATGATGTCGCAAAGATAGAAACAGCAAACGAATTTGATAAATATTTTTTTGATAAATATATAGAGTTCTTTAAAAAATACTCAATTTCTACTTCTTACGAATATAACTTCATCATAAGTTTTATAGACACTAATAGAAAGGTATATGAAAGTGGTGCAGTAACTTCCCAAGAGTATGTAGATGCAAATATTTATAAAGATTATGATTCTTTTCAAAATTTTCTAAATGATTTATCTTTAGGTTTTGAATCCGAAACTCAAAAACAAAAGTTTAAAAATACAGTTAAATTTATTTATGATAACAATTATCAAAATAAACTTCTTAAAGATTTAAACGAAAGAGTGTTTAACGAGTTAAATTCAAAAATTGATTCAAACATATCAGATGCTGAAGGCGATATTGGTTACTATAAGCAAAACATAAAAACTTATAATCAAGATTTAAAAGACCTTAATGCAAAAGATTTAAATTTAGATGAAGAACTAAAACAATTACCACAAAAACTGCAAGACATTTATAAAGAAGAAGGTAATTTTAATAACCCTGCATTTGATTTTTCAAACTATAGTTATTTTTCAGATAAAAATAGAAAACTTATAAAAGAAGCAGATGAATTATACGGAGATTATGCTGACAGTATTTCTCTTGAAAAATTACAAACTGATATAACTCAAAAGGCATTAAATTATATTGAAACATCTCTTGCAACAGGTGGATACCCAAACACATTTCAAATTCCAAATAGCGATAAGATTATTGTTTTAAGTGATGATTTAAGACGATTGAATAGAAAAGAAGGTTTAACTCCTGAAACACTAAAAAGACTTGCAGAACAAAAACAAATAAAAACTGATGTTGAAAAAGTAAATAAAGAGTATTTAAACGAATTAACAATTATTGATACTTTAAATCAATTAAGTGCATCAATGTATATTTCCGAAACATTAAAACCTTATGTAGAAAATAGCACAAGAGAATATAGAGTAACTGACCCTTTTATTTTAACGGGTGATAGAAACATTGTTTTTAAAAGAATATTTAATAATGAAACCTATAAAACACTTGCAAGTTTATTTCCACCAACTGAAAACAAAACATCAGAAGAACTATTAAATGAAACAATATTAAAAATAAGAGATGCAAAAGACCCTATTAAAGATGCAAATAAATCTATAAGTGAAATTATTCTTGATATTAAAAATGATGAAGTTAATAAAAATAGAGATGTAGTTTTTGAAGATTTAAATCCTACACTGTTTGAAAAAGGATTGGGTGAAACCGAACTTGAAAAAAACCAATTAAGATTTATAGGTAACTACATTAGAACAATAAGTAACTACCTAACAAATATCAATTTAATTCAAACAGAATTTAAAGATGTTGAAGTTAAAAAACAGAAAGCAAAAAATTACACAGAAGAAGAACTTAAATCTATAGATAAAAAAATACAAGATTCAATTTTGAAGAATTTTGAAGTATTTTTAACCTACAACAATTCATACTTAATAAGTGGTTTATCACAAAGAGCACCTATAGGAATCAATTATAAAAATAAATACATGCCATTTTTTGCTAAATATGGAAAAAACACTACACTTACTTTATCCCCTTCTGATTTTCCATTTATAAGAAAAGTTATTGATGGAGAAACTATAGGAAAAATTAAAGCATATAGAAAATCACAAGATGCTCAAATTACAAGACAAGATGTAACTGACGAACAAGTAAAAACAATTAAAAAACTAAACAAGAAAATATTTGGAGATGAAAATGTAAAGTTCGTTCAGAACATCCTTGCTTCTATGGATGCACTTGGTGCTTACGGAGAAGATTTTGTTTATATCTTATCAGGTCAGGCACAACCAACTGATACATGGTTACACGAAGCAGTCCATAAATACATTGATATATTTATGACACCTGCTGAACAAAAAGCATTACTTAAAGAAGCAATTATTAAATATAAAACTACTGATATGGCAGTTCTTGAAGAACATATTGCTGAAGATTTTATTGCTTTTGCTAATGCAAGAATCCAAAAAACATCTACTTTATTAGGTAAAATTCAGGACTTTTTTGAAAAATTATTTGTTAGAACTAACAGTTATTTTGAAAATCTTGATGCTATTAACAAACTATATGAAGAAATTTTAAGTGGTAAAGCAGCAAAAATAAAAGCAGAACGAGAAAAAGCAAAGAAAAAAACTGCAAAACTTGGAGAGAAAAAAGCAGCACAAGCACCACCTGAAAAGAAGAAACTTGGTGCTAAAAAGATGCCAAAAGTAGAAGCACCTTCTGAAACTGTTGGTGGTGGTAAGGTTAAGAAATCAAGATTCATGGAAAGATTAAATGAGCAGTTGCTTGGAACTAACCCTGAAGCATTTGGATTTAATGATGTAGATGGAACTTACAATGTAGCAAACCTTGAAAGAGAATCTGAGAGAGCAATTAACTTTATAGAAGCAGACCCTATGAGAGCATTAAACATTGCACTTGGTAACGAATCAGCACCTGCAGGTTACCTTGAAAACACTATTGAAGTAGCAGTAGCACTAAGGTTAAAACAACTTGGTAACTTAGATTTATACAAACAGGTCTTGGTTAGAAACTCCCTAAAGAACACAAGAAGGGGTCAAGAGATTGCATCTTTAAGGGGTCAGTTTAACGACAACAGTGCAGAAAACTACATTAAAAGAGCATTGGATGCACGACTTAACAAGTTAGGTGATAAATTTGCAGGTGGATTAGGTCAAAGAGCAACAATGTTAGGACTTAAAAAGTCAAATAAAAAAGAAGTATTTGAAAGAATACAAAAAGAGAAAGTAGAATTAAAGAAGGTTATCAAAGATGCCAAAAAAATTAAATCGGCACAAGACATCATTGATAGTTTAAGGTGTTAATTATGGCAGCATTTTGTTTAACTAAAGATATAGCAGACAAGTTAAAAGCAGCAGCAATCAAAGGCGATATAAACATTGCTGAAATGTATGACATGACTTCAAGTCAGAGAAGGGCATTGTTTGCTAAGTATGTTGATTCTGAAACAGCAAAACAAATCAATGCAGGTTTTGAATCAGCAATGATTTCAACCCAAGCAAATGCACTTGCTAAGTGGGCAGAGAAAACCTTCAAAGGTAAATCAAACGAAGGTAAGAGAAAAGATGTTGCTGCAAAAGTTAAATCATTAGAGAAAACAGGAGTGCTTACTCCACAGGGGGAAGATGCATTTTTAGATGACCTTGCTGCTACTAAGTTAGGGGCAACTGTTACTACTGAAGAAGTTAATAAGATTGTAGAACTTGCTAACAAGATGGAAGCATCTGCAGACCAAACAAACGAATTTGGATTACCAAGCATTGAATACTTTAAAGCAAAAAGAGAGATGGAAGATTACCTTGCAGGTATTGAACCATCAGGTCAGTTACAGGTTCTAACAAGCACAATCGGTAGGGGAACAATGTTACTTAACTTTAAATCAGCATTACTCAACATTGAATCAAACACCATCCAAGCATTTCTACAAGCAGTAGAGAGAAGATTTGAAACAAGAAGAATCGGTGGGGTTAATAACAAACTTGGAAAAGAATATAGAGATTATGCTTTAAAGGTTTGGAACGAAACAGGGTTTGATGTTACAAGACTTAGAACCTTAGATGATGAAGGTAAAATTCTTGGAGAAGAAAGAGTTACTTCACAAGGTAAAGGTGCTATTAGAGCAATAGGAAGATTTTACGAAGATTTAGTATTTAAAAAACTAATGGGAACTCCTGATGTTATTTTTTCTTCAGTAGCATTTGCTGATTCGGTCAATTTGACATCTACAATGTTAGCAAAAGCAGAAGGATTTACAGGTGAGAAGTTGGTTACAAGAGCAGCAGAAATATTTAAAGATGCTACAAGCATTGAACCTAAAACCCCACAAGGTAAAAAGGTAAGAGAACAAGCAATCGCTGATGCTGAATATGCCACCTACACTAATAAGTCAGCATACTCCGACCTTGCACTTGCTATAAGAACAGCATTAAATGCAGTTCAACCTGACCTAAGATTAGGCGACCAATTACTCCCATTTGTTAAGACACCTGCAAATGTTGTAGCAGCAGGAATTGAATCATCAGGAATCTTGCTGCCATTTCAATTATCAATAGACACAGTTAAATTTATAAATGATGTTAGAAAAGGTGAATCTATATCAGATGCACGACTAAATAACTTTAAAGGTTATATGAGAAAGTTTGTTAGAGCAGGTCTTGGTATGTCCCTTGCTTATATTCTTGCTGAAGCATTTGAACCTGAAGATTTTATTGGGGAATACCCAACCACAGATAAAGAAAGAGAACTATTACGACTTCAACAAGCATCTACTAACAGTGTAAGAATCGGTGATAGGTGGATTAGTTTAGATTACTTCGGTATATTAGGAACTCCATTTATAGGCATGATGTATGCTAAAAAATACGGTGAAGGACAAACAGACAAAATTATTTATAATTATTATTTAGGTTCGGGAAGGCAAATACTTAAAATCCCTTCACTTGATGTTGCAGGTTCATTAAAAGATTTGATTGAAAAACAAAGATTTGGAGAAGCAGAAAATGTTACTGAAGGACTTAAAAAAGCAGCACAGGATTTTGTTACATCAAGAACAGTCCCATCAATCATTTATGATGTAGCAAAAGCAACTGACCAATACGAAAGAGAAGTAAAACCTAATGACCCTTACCAATCCTTCATTTCAAGATTGCCATTTATAAGACAGCAACTACCTGAAAAGATAAATGTATTAGGTGAGAAGATAGAAACTGAATCAGCATTATCTCAACTTCTATTTGGTTCAAGAGTTAAAACTGCAAACACTAACCCTGTTGTAGAAGAATACTCACGACTTGCAGGAACAGGTAACCTACCTGCTATTTCAGATTATGAGAGAACCAACGAAAGATACAAACAACTTAAAGAACAAGTTGGGGAAGCAAAGTTTATGGAAGTTAAGAAGTTCTTCGGAACAAACATGAACATTAGAACTTCACGACTTATAGCATCAGCAAGATACAAGAGATTATCTGATGAAGATAAAGCAAAAGAGATTAACAAAATTAAACAAGACCTGCTTGATGAGACCTTAAGGAAATTCAGATACAGAAAACCTAAAAAATAAATTGCTTGTATAACCTACTCATAAGTGTATAATATAGGTATATGGAAAATCCTACCTACTACTCCATCCTTATAGCAGAAGTCAGATACGACAAACGACTTACACACTTACAAAAATTACTATATTCTGAGATAACAGCACTAACTAACAAGACAGGTGAGTGTTGGGCATCTAATAGATATTTTGCAGAACTTTATGATGTTTCTGAAAGAACTATTTCAGATGGGGTTAATAAGTTAGTTAAGTTTGGTTACATTGAATCAAGAGTAGAAACAGACAAAGGAAATGTTAGATACATTAAACTTAGGACTATAGAAGAAAATTTCTATACCTATGGAAAAAAAGTTACAGACCCCTATGGAAAAAAACTTCTACAAAATAATATAAATATAAATAATAAAAATAATACTGTTGCACCAAAGAAGTTTTCTTCTAAAGAAGATATAAATGAAACAGTTATTAAAGAACTTGCAGAAACCTTCAATGTTCCTGAAGGGTTCATTTGGGACTGTTGGGATTCAGCACATAATTGGTTAGATGCTCATGGCAAAACCATGAAGAATTACAAAGCATTTCTAACTAATTGGGTAAAGAAGGATTACAAAGACACAATCACAAAACACAAACAAAGTAATAATTTTAAACGAAAGGGTGGGTATGCAGAAATTACCGACTACTAATAGCGAAGTATTTAAATGGGAAATTACTGTTGGCAAAGACAAGTTTGAGTTGTCCGATAAAGGATTCCAAGACCTTATGAAGAAAGAAAATGAAGGTATTAGGTTAGTTAAAATTGGGGACAAAGTTATCAACCCTGCTTTTATAACATCTGCTAAAAAGATTTATAAAGAAGATACCTTGTTTTCAACTCCTGCATGGGTTCATGAAGAATTTAAAGATGTAACACAGGAACAGCAAACTAAGATGGATGAGATGAAATTAAAAATCAAACTAATGCTTAAAAAGCAAAATGAGTATTGGAAAAGTTCAGGTAAAGTTCAAGCAAAGGAAGTAGATACACAGTTAAACGAACATATAGAAGAAACTTATCAGATGCTCATTTCAGAAGTTCAAACTTTATCTTTTCCTGAAGTAGGACTTGGTGGGTGGTATGTAAATGATGCTATAACCCACCATACCGAAAGCAAAGAGAGACATCCTGTTGAAGCAAGGATTAAGAAAATTGATTTAAAACTACATGAATACAAAACAATTTTTGATTGCGAAGCAAGATGGGTTTATTGTGATACCTGCAAAAAACACTTAGTAAAAAGAATTTATTTGTTCAATAACTCAACAGGAAATTGCTATTTCAAAGAGTATTGACGGAAGGGAACTTACTGATATAATATGAGTATGAGTAATAATGAATTTAATATACCAACAGCAAAGTGCAAAAGATGCACTCATGAATGGATGCCAAGAAGGAAACAAGTTACTATTTGCCCAAAATGTAAGTCTCCTTATTGGAACAAAGATAAAAAGTTAATAAAAAAAGAACAGTTTGTAGAATCAGTTCTTGAAAAGTAAAAAGTAGTTAATTCCATTAGAAAGGTAATCCTATGGAAAAAAATTTAGTTCAAAAACTTGCAATGGTGCAGCAAGAGTTAAAAGCACCAAAATCACAATTTAATTCTTTTGGTAACTATAAATATAGAAACCAAGAAGATATTTTAGAAGCAGTTAAACCACTTCTTGTTAAATACAACTTAGGTTTAAGAATATCTGATGCAGTAAAATTCATTGGAAGTAGATACTACATTGAAGCAACAGTTCAATTATCTGACCTTGATTCTAAAGACAAAGAGTATTTAACAGTTACAGGTCTTGCAAGAGAAGAAGATACCAAAAGGGGTATGGATGCATCTCAAATTACAGGTGCTGCATCATCTTATGCAAGAAAATATGCACTCAACGGATTATTCCTAATAGACGATACAAAAGATTCTGATTACACAAACGGTATTGCAACCGTTACTGAAGTAAAACCTGTTGTAAAAACCATTGTAGCGAGTTCTAACGGCACAATAACTACAGGTGCAGGTCTTAATGGTAAATCATGTAGCAAATGCAAAAAGAACATCACAATCAACGAAGCATCTTATTCCAAAAAAATGATGGGTGCTGAATTATGTAGAGATTGTCAGAAGGGGAACAAATAATGACTCCTGAATTAGTTCTTGATATGAAGATAACTGTTAGAACACTTCTAAAACTTATCGGTCATGCTGAGTCATTAAGAGAAATGACTATTGATAAAAAAACTATTAAACAGATGAACAAGTTTATTGAAGGTTCTAAAACAGCAGTAATTCAAATTCAAACATTAGTTAATTCAGTAGAACAAGGAGAAAAAAAATAATGTATAGAAAAAAGAAACAAGACGACACACCAATTTGGTTACAAATAGTATTTATGTTTGCAATCGTAGGAATTGTGATTGCTTTATTAAGTTAAGGAAAACTATGTTTAACGAAACAAATACAGCAAGTTTATGGACTGATACAAGCAGATGGGGAATGGCATTAGCACATGGAACTAATTGTGTATGGGTCATCAGAAGGCATTACTTAGAAGATGATGCTACCGATTGGAGATTTACCATTGACCAAGACACCCATACTTTATATGAAAGAACATTTCCTAAGGACATTGCTAAACACGAGTTAATTGAGTTTTTAAGAGTAGTTAATTTATGGGAGAAAAAATAATATGAATCAAAATTATAATTTAGATTCACTTGAACCAACTCCAAGAGAACTTGAAGCATTCCAAAAATACTTGGAAGAAAAAAATAAACCCTTCTATAAAAAAGTTTGGGATGTTCTTGTCGTGGTATTAGGTTACATAGTTTATGGAGTTTCATTGATTATAGGATTTATTATTGGGGTCGGTGGGTGCTTATGGGAATTGTTTTGGATTATCTTATGTTTTGTAATCGGATGGTGGTTCTTATCAGGAATTTGGAATTGGATTTTCTAATCTTATTGACACACTAACTTACTTATGATAATATAACATGAGTAAATAGTTAGGAAGGTAATCTCCTATGCAAAGAAAAGCACACAACTCAGAATCTTTAAGATTCACTGCTGATGTTTTAAATGACTTGCTTGGTCATATTAACTTCATCCAAGAAACATCAATCAAAAATGAAATTGATGCTTCCCAAATTGAAGTTCAAGCAAAAGTAATTAGTTCTTTTGAAACAGTAATCAAACTTGTTCAAACACAAGCAGATTTGCTTGAAAAAACATTGAAGGAGTCAGATGAAAAATAAAAATCCAAGAACTGATAAAACAGTGTTTGAGTTCAAAGTAAATAAAGAAGAAAGTGTAATCTACGAAATTGATTACAATTCGTTAGTTCATATAACTAATAGAATATTTGATTGGGACTACATTGACGAAGTTATCAGAGAAATACATAGAAACGAAGATACTGAAGATAGGGTTGTTGAATACTACACATGGTTCTTTTTAGAGCAAATCAAAGATGCTAAATCCCAATATGGTGGTTTTACATTTGATGAAACCAATCTTAATAGAAGATTAGAAATCAAGGCACACCTTGATATGTATGCCAAAAAATTAAGTTAAATTTAATCTATTGACTATCTACTTACCTATGGTAATATATCATAAGTAAGTAGTTAGTTCATGAAAGGTAATCTATGAACGAAATCAAAACAATTAAAGTATTAAGTAGATTGGATGCTTGGAATCAAGTAATGTCCAAAAGAGTTAAAGGCAAATCTGAATCAAGAGATGTTGCTAACATCCTAAACAGGGATGACCTAAACACTATTTTAGGAACTGCTGACTTCTTCGGAGCATCTGAAGCAGAGTTATCTCAAATATATTTTGATTTAGCATTAGCAAGATACAGAGTATTTGATTGGTTAGCAATGGCAATACAAGGAAGATTTGAATGCGAATCTGCAGTTAAAGTTTTTGTATATGCATTTTTAAAAGCAGACGGAGTTCCAAGCGAATTTATTAAAGACCTACAAACTACCGATTACGATATTGATAGAAATTGGGAATCAGTTATACTTGAATAGTTATAATCCATTTTGTTTCTATAACTTGGTCTATTTTTTGATAGTCTGAACCATCTTTATTAAGACCCTTGTTTTTCGGACAGGGGTCTTTTTTATTTACCCTATTGACACTTCACCCTTACCCATACTAATATAATATAAGTAATAAGTTGAAAGGCACATAACACATGTTATACCTGCTTGACCTAACAATTAGGTTACAAAACGAAGGCAAGTTGTTCTTGGCATCTATAACCGAGAAACTTCTTGCAGTAGCAATTTTTATAGAAGGAAGGAACAAATAATGGAAACAAACTTACAAGGTAAATACAAAATGCCAAAAAAGAAGTTCTTATCACTCGCAACGAAAAGAAGAATCAAAATTGGCATTTATGCAATTAGTATTATATCAGCAGTTTTATCAGGTGCATACGCAATGGATGCTACAGCAAGATGGGGTGCAACACACGAAGTTGTATATCAAACCCCTGTTGAAGTTAAAATTCAATCACCTATTGTGATTAAAGATAGACCACAAGTAATTCAGTTAGATGCAGTCATCTACGAAGTCAAACCTGAGTTCTACAAGGGTTTAAATGACACTGAGAAGAAGATTTGCGATACTTTCGGACTACATTGTAGAGAAGCGATTGCAGTTGCTAAAGCAGAGAGTGGTATGAGAGAGAGTGCTTTTAACATCAATACAAATAACACTATTGATGTCGGATTGTTTCAGATTAACTCAATCCATTTCAGCAAACAAGGTTGTTCCTTAAAAGAAGTTTCAACTGTTACAGGTAACATTAAGTGTGCCAAACAGATTTATGATGCTTCAGGATGGAATGCTTGGGTTGCTTATAACACAGGTGCTTACTTAAAATTCTTAAAGTAAGTGCTACAATCAAGTTGTCGGTAATTTGTGATTCACCTCCTTTTTACCGACACTTTTTTTAAATTACCCATTGAATACATTTATAAGTAAGGTATAATTCTATTACGCTTCGCCACTGTTATTCGCAAGAGTAGCAGTGGTAAGTCCCAAATTTGAAGTAAATGTTCCTGCCGAGAAACATATAGCACGGCATGACATACTACGAAACACCCGAAGATAGGGACAAAGAAATAAGAGCATTAAACAAAGCAATCACTTTATTTCCACTATTACAGCAATACGATTTCAAACAAAGAAAAGAAGATGTTACAGGAGTTATATTTGACCACTTCGGAAAAAATAATAATCCTAACCTGCTTGATATATTTGTAGATGTAAAACTGCTTTATACCAAGACAAACTACCCTACAAACATAATTTCTGTTTCTAAATACAACATGGCAGCAAACAATCCTGACTATGATTTCTACATGCTTTACTACTATGTAAATTTCAGGAAGTTTCGTCTGAGAAAAATAGTTAAAGATGAATGCGAATTTATACCTAACTTTAAATGTCTGCACAAAAGAGCAACTGCTTTAAATGGTGTTCCAACTTACGATAACTCACCTGTTTATTTTTTAAAATCGCAAATGAAAGAAGTTTCAATTTAAAATGTTTATAGACATTATTAGAATAACTAATATAATATAAGTAATGCTTACAAACATTCCACTTGCCAATTTCTACCAATTATCATCATACGAAGCACCTACAGCACCCATTGCAGTTGGGGGTTTAATGATGATGAACGAAGTAGGAACAATGTTAAATGATGAAGATGTAGTTTTAGAAATGGGTTACACAGATGAAGAGTGCTACTTACTAATCAACAAACCATTTGAAGAAATAACAGCAATAGTTGATAAGGCACGAGTGAATGTTGATGAAGTGTTAAAAAGTAGAAGTTTAGAAGAAAAGAAATTTGATGAAACAGATTGAAAATACAACAGTAGAACTTATTCAGAAGTATTCCGAGTATAGGGGACATCTTGATGAAAGAATTACTTTTGATATTTTATTAGAAGTTTATAAGAATGCAGATAAGAGTGAGAGAGCAATCTATAAGAGAGAAATGAAAGCATATATTGAAGCAGTGGATTCAGGTAAAATTGAAAAAGGTGTTCCGATTGTTGCTTTAGAATTATCTTCCTAATGGTGGGATTGAACCAAGTGCTTGGGCAGGAACTTGTCATAGCAGTTAAGATTACCTAACTGCCGTTCATACCCACCACTAGTAAGGTAATGAAATGCTTAAACCAAACCAAAAAATGATTATGCGAATTGTCATGGATTGGTGCAGATACAAAACTGACCCAATATCTCAAATTGAAATTGCCATGAAGGCAAGGGGGATGATGCCCCTTACAACTATTAAAGCAACATTAACTTCACTAATGAAAAAAAAGTATATAAGACGAGCAATAAATGTAAAACCGATTGCTTATGTTAAATTAAGGAATTTGGATTACCACGAATATGAAGAATACTACAATCAAAGATAAGATAGCATCAAGCAAAGGCAGACCTAACCTGCATGAAGTTAGATATAGAGATTCAGGCAGACCGTCTAAGGTTACACCTGAAGTTCTTGCAATTCTTGAAGATGCTTTTCTTATAGGTCATACTGATACTGAAGCATGTCTTATCGCAAATATTGACCCTGCAACACTTTATAGGTATTGCAAAGAAAATCCTGATTTCGCAAGAAGGAAGGAAGAACTCAAGGAAAATCAGTTTGCAATCGCACGAAGAACACTGATGAAGGGGGTCAAAGAGAACCCTGAACTTGCTTTAAAATTCCTTGAGAGAAAGAAGAAAGCAGAGTTTGGAGTTAAGACCGAACTTGATGTAACATCAGGTGGAAAACCTATTACAGGGTTTAACTATGTATTACCAACCGAAGTAATTGAAGGGGAACTATCAGATGATGCCAACACTCAGACCAACACTGAAACAACACCAAGCATTTCAGATACTGCAGGACAAGGAAACTAACTTCCTGTTATTTGGGGGTGCAGCAGGTGGGGGTAAGTCATGGATTGGTTGTGAGTGGTTACTAACTAACTGTTACCTATATCCAAACACAAGATGGTTTATAGCAAGAAAAGAACTGAAGCGACTCATGGCATCTACTTATCAAACATGGGTTAAAGTTACAAGGCATCACAAAATTCCACAAACTGATTGGAGTTTAAATTCACAGATGCATTACATCCAATTTGCTAATGGTTCAAGAATAGACCTGCTTGATGTCGCTTACCAACCTTCAGACCCTGAATATGAAAGACTTGGTTCTATTGAATTTACAGGTGGGTTCGGAGAAGAAGTAGGAGAGTGGGATTTCAAAGCATTTGATACCCTTAAATCAAGAATTGGTAGGCAATTAAACACAGAGTATGGACTAACTCCACCTAAATTCTTTTTAACTTGTAACCCTACAAGGAATTGGGTCTATAAGGTCTTTTACGAACCAACAAAGAACAATAATCTTCCAACCAACTATAAGTTCATTCAATCATTATTTAAAGACAATCCACACACAGCAGACATCTATGCTGCTCAACTTGAAACAATCAGTGATGCAACACTTAGAGCAAGACTTAGAGATGGGTTATGGGAATACTCCACTGATGACTTAGCAATCTTTAACTATTCAGCAGTGTTAGACCTATTCACTAACAGATTTGAAGATTCAAAAGATAAATATTTCAGTGCAGATGTTGCACGGTTTGGGTCAGACAAAATAGTCTATGGAATGTATAGGGGGATGAACTTATACCGAATTGATGAAAGAAACAAACAGTCCATTATGCAGACTGAAAATGAAATCAGAGACCTGCTTCACAAAGAGTTTATACCGTTTAAAAATGCCATTATAGATGAAGATGGAGTAGGGGGTGGGGTCATTGACCATTTGGAAGGTGTTAATGGTTTTATGGGTGGTAGAAGTCCATTAACTAAGAAGGAAGATACCAAGACCAATATTGTAAATGCACCTGCAAGTTACTTAACCAAACCTAATTATAAAAATCTAAGAAGTCAGTGTTACTTCCTACTTGCTGATGCAGTTAATAACAGGAGACTCAGCATATCAGCACCTGTTTCTGAAGAAATTAAATATAAGATAATAGAAGAATTGATGCAGATTAAAAGAGTTGATACAGGGACTGATGCACCACTTCAAATCATACCAAAAGAAGATATAAAAGAACAAATAGGAAGGTCTCCTGACTATGCCGACATGCTTATGATGAGAATGTATTTTGTAGCAGCGATTCCTGATACATCTCATGACTTCTATATGCCACCTGCAGAATATCTTCAGGAAAGGGGTGTTGCAACTCCATTTGGTGGGGTAGGATGGAACTAACATGGCACAGTTAAATGCAAACATACCCTACATACAATGCTTTATCAGGAAGGAATATACAGGTCATGAAGAAAACCTTGAAGGTTACATCTTCGGAGTTAAATCAATGCTTAATAGACCTATGCACTTCCATTTCTTATCTCGTATTGGTGCTATCTTTTGGAACATGCCAATATCAGCATTTGCTCATACTGACGATTACGAAGTGTTATCTGATGACGAACAAAAGAGATTGTCCCTGCTTCAGACTTGGGACTGCCAATCTAATAACATAGCAGTAAATACATTTGCATTCTTACAAAACAAAAGGGTAGATGTTCATTGTAGAGATGGTGAGTGGAGAAGTGGGACTTACCTATTTACCATTGATGATTACGAAGGTGATTTAAACGAACTCAATGTAGGTTATTCAAATGACCAAGATTCTAAGTGCTATCAGTTCATAGTTTTAGATAATGGAAACTTCTGCATCCAACCTAACAACTTACTTAGATGGCACAATCCTGACTTCATAGTTCCATACGATAAAGAAAACATTCCAAGACTCAAAGTGTTCAAAGAGCAATTAACAAGCGAAGATATTGATAGAAGTTATGGCAACTCACCATATTTCTTTTACCAAGCATCTTGAAATTTTAAATCTATTTATTATTATTAAATTATTGGTGGGACTTATAAGAAGTCGGAGTGCCAATTAAAAGAAATTCCAACTCGCAGAACAAAAGCGACAGGGCGACATCTAAAAGAATTGGTAAGAGAAAGTTCAGCATAGTCATAATGGAGAAGGTTAATTGAACCTTGTAGATTCTTCTCCCCACTGTTAATCATACAGTGCTGATGTAAAAGGTAATGTAACTCCGAGAGACAACGGAAGCAGTTATGTTTATATGAACTCATGTATGGGGGATTATAGGGGGACTAACACCTTAAAACTCTTGGGACTCAATCTATCTCTTTATTAAATCGCAACTATAACAATCACCAACTAAAATCCTAATCAAATAAATTTGGGAAAGAGACTGCTCAAAACTAAAACTTGTAAAATACAAAAACAATACTTACAATTTGAATATATGGACAAAGAAAACAAACAGTTCCTTGATGCCGATATAGAATCAATCAAACAGGACAAACAATCAGCATTTAAATTTAAAGAAAGAAGATTAGTAGATTGGGATGATAATTATCTTCTTTATAGGGACAAAGTTGTAACCAACAGACTTATTCAAAGACAATCAGTTAATGTTCCACTCATGAAGTATGCAATCAATACAATCATGAAGGACTTGAACGAAACACCACAGGTATATTTTAAAAGTTTAGATAATGACGACCAAGCAGAGATTTACTTCAATGAGTATTGGAAGGAAGCATCAAAAAGAAACAATATAGACCAAGTTGCAGAAGTAGATAGAAAACAAGCACTACTTTTTGGAAGGTCTTTTAAAAAATTAAACATTGAAAATGGCAAGATAACTATGGAAGTTATAGACCCAAGAGATATGCTCATTGATAGGTTTGTAAATCCAACCAATTTTGATGGTGCAAGATTTATCATGCAGACAGGAATCTTCAGAACCTTAGATGATATTTTAAACAACGAAGATTATGAAGAAAAAGGTAAAGAACAACTTAGAATCCACTATGCAAACAAAGACCAAACATTAGCACAAGACACCACTTACGAATACAACACTGATAGAGATAGAAGGTTTGCGACTATGGGTGTTATGGATGCATACACTCCAACTGTCAGTGCCATGACTATTGAACTTAACGAAGTTTATAAATACGAATACTGTGAAGAACATAAGAAGAACTTAATATTTGTTTATGTTGTAGCAGTTGCTGATTCTTCCTATTACAAGTTATACAAAGGAAGATTATATGAACTGTTAGGTGAAACTAAGGATGATTTTTGGCACGACCACTTCCCTTATTCTGCATGGGCAACTGACATTGAAAGAACTGACTTTTGGTCAGACGGTGCAGGAGATGTTATCAGAACACCAAACAAGATTGTAAATTCATGGATGTCCCAACTTGTTGAGAATAGACAACTTAGAAACTACGGCATGACTTACTACAATGCTACAAATCCTAACTTCGTTCCACAAACTTATACACCACAACCATTTGGATTCTACCCTGTTGCAGGAAATCCTAACGAAGTGATGATGCCTGTTGAGATTCCTGACTTATCAGAATCGCTTGATGAGATTCAATATGTTGTAGGACTTGCTGAAAAGGCAACAGCAGCAACAGCAACTCAACAAGGAGTAGTTGAAAAACAAGCAGTAACTTTAGGTGAAGTTCAATTAGCACTTGCTAATGCTCAACAAAGAGTTGAATCAATTCAGAAGTTTATTGATGAAGATTGGAAAGATTTTGCAACTAAGTTTGCCAAACTAACTGAGTCTGCTTCAGACATGCTTGATGCAGTCATTGTTAATAAAGAAGGAAGATTAGGACTAAAGGTCTATACAAGAGAAATCACTGTTAAAGATTGGAAATCCAAGATGGGTTACATGGCAGAAGTTAAGATGCTTAAAGACAAGCAGCAAGAAGATATTGATAATATTCAAAAACTACAAGCAGCAGTCGGAATCATGCCTGAAAACCAACCACTTCAGAAGATTTACAGGAGACACTTACTGCAGTTTGCAGGACTAACTCCTGATGAAATCTCACAGGTAGAAGATTACGAAGAACAAGGTGGGATGCAAGAACCTTCACTTGGACTTGAAGAATCTAATGCTATTCAAGGTGAAATAATGCAAGAAAATATGCCACAGTTACAAGCACCAATGGAACAAGGTGCAATGTTACCTGCTGATGCAGGGGTAGGGATGCCTGATTTAACAGGTAGATAATATGTTTGGAATCAACCCTTCTGAGTTAAATTACGAAGAATTAAACACATACAACCAACTGATTGAAGGTTACAAAACAAAACAAATTGAAGTTTCCGACATTAGAAAATTATTCACTAAACTAAAAGACGAAATAGCATTTGAATTATGTAAAACATCCGTTAAGGATGAAGAAAAGATTATAAAACTACAAGCAAGACTTGAAAACATGATAATGATTGAGAAATTTTTAATACAACCTGAACAAGCAGAAATAGAAATTAGAAAACAACTTCAGAAGTTAAGTAATAATTTAGAGAAAGGAATAACTTTATGATGATGAACAAAATGGGTAAAAAAATGAGAGCAAAACTCATGAAAGAAGAAATGGGTGAAAAGAAAATGTCCCCTATGGGTAATGCCAAAAAAGAAGTAATGAAGAAAATGGGTAAAATAGCAGGGAAAAAAGCAAAGATGGCAATGAAACCATCAATGATGTATTAGAAAGAAACGGTATGAATTTGGATGTCCGTATGGCAAAGTTAGAAGAAAAGGTAGAGAACATCAAGGAAAACCTTGATGATGTCGTTAAACATAAACTACCTAACATAGAAAAAAAGTTAGACGGTATGTCCAAATTCATCTATATCGGTATGGGTCTTGCAATGGCACTTCAAATAGCAATTAGTCATTTAGTAAAATAGCATTTACATTTAATAAGTTTTCTTTATATCATTATGGTATGAAGATAAAAATAGTCGCATTTCTATTTATAATTTTATTTATAGTCGCATTTGTTTCAATGATTATGTTTAGTAAAAAACAATACAGATACGAGTGCCAAGACCCTTATAAATATCATTTACCACAATGCCAACCTCCACTATGCGAAGTTTCAGGATTATGCACTAAGTATTTAATAGGAGAAGTGGAAACAATGCCACAGGAGATTACAAATGAAACCAACTGAAAAAGAAGAATCACTACGATTTATAATTGGTGTTTGTTTAGTTTTAATGCTAACAGGCACAGTATTTACTACACTTTACTCATTAGTATTCGTTCAACAACCAATGACTCAATCATCACCTAATGATGAAAGATTATTTAGTTTAATTAGTCCAATCGCTACCTTCTTAACAGGAACTTTATCAGGCATGTTATTAACTAAGAAAGACGATAAGAAAGAAGAAGATAAAAAATGACACTACAAGAGTTTATAAAAAAATATGATGGCAAGACTATTGATTTTGACAAAGCATACGGAGGACAATGTCAGGATGCCTTCAATCAATATTGTGTTGAAGTTTGGGGTATTCCAAATCCAATTCAACAGTTTCCTGTAGCATCTGCATATCAAAATTTTGGTTATGCTAAGAACAATCCTAACTTTACTGCAATACCTAACAGTCCTACTGCAGTTCCTATGGCAGGAGATGTAATGATTTGGAATCAAGGAGTTGGAATACATGGACATGTTGGAATATTTGTTGAAGGTGATGTTATGAACTTCAAAGCATTTGAACAGAATTGGAATGGAGTTCAGAAATGTAGAATGGTAAATCACCCTTACGACCATGTAACAGGTTGGTTTAGACCAAAGAGAAACACACCTGAAGTTGCACCTGTTTATACTCCTGAAGTTGCTGTAGCACCTGTTGTAGCACCTGAACCTATACCTACACACACTCACAAAGAAGAAGAAGTTAAACCTGCTAAAACACCATTAGTTGATTTATCAGGACTTGATGGAAACAAAACAAAGATTGTTACAGGTTTAGTTATAATGCTTGGAATCTTACACTCACAAGGTTATCTTGATGATAGGATGTATGAAACAGCAGACATGATTATCACAGCACTAATTGGTTACACACTTAGGGATGCAATAAAGAAAAAATGAAAACAATAAAAGAACTTAAAAATATGAAGAATAGTTTGGTTAAAAACATAGCACTTGCTAAAAGAAGGGGAACATCAAACCCTAAATCAAAATCAACCATAGCACCTAAAGAATTTGCAAAGTTAAAGACCTATGGAAAAAAGAAGAAATAAACCACAGGTTAAGTTATCTGTTGGTAGGGGTGAGAAGTTACCTGTTTCTAAAGGAGCAGGACTTACTGCTAAGGGTCGTGCTAAATATAACAGGGAAACAGGTTCTAACTTAAAACCACCTGCACCAAATCCAAAGACTAAAAAAGAAGAAGGAAGAAAAAAATCATTCTGTGCAAGGTCAAAGTCATGGGATGGCGAACGGGGACTTGCTGCAAGACGCAGATGGAAATGTTAATTTACATTTTATAAATCCAAGTATTACAATTAAATAGCATACTGTTAAAGGGGGAGATATGCCTGAATACACTTTTCAGATTGTGATTATTCTGATTCGTGATGACACAGAGTTGTCGCTTATTAAAACTTCGCATAGTTTGTATGCATCAGAAACAACGGAATTAGTATTTAAATATGCTAAACCATTTACTGATGTAGGTTACAAAATTCACAAGTTTTATACGCAAAACTACGAAGTTGTCGCACCGAGTAATTCGGAACACGGTTAAGGAGATTGTCATGAAGATTGTTGTTAAGTTACGAAGGGAAGGAGTTGATGTCCGACTTACCACCACTTACCGACCCGACTTGTTTATGGATTATATGGTTCAAGCAAACGAAATAGCAATGCCGTTTTTCTTGCTTGGTTACCACATGATTCATGCATCACTACTAAGTGAAGAATAAGTGGGAGTAATTTCAAAGGAAGTCCGATATTCCATACTTGAAAGAGATGATTTCAAATGCAAGTTTTGTGGTCGTGGTGGTAAGACTTCAGACTACATCTTGGAAGTTCATCACATAGTATGGAGAAGATGGGGTGGAACAGACCGACCTGATAATTTATTGACAGTATGCACTTATTGCCATGATTTGATTCATTACGGGAACTATACAGGGCGACCTGTTACCTTTTCTGAACTCAAAAAACGGCAGGGTGGGAAGTGAAATACCTTCTCACCCTTGACTAAACACAAAAGTATTACTTATAATCTATATATGGATTCTAAATCACTTGAAAGATTTAACTTTATCTTATCAAAACCTACTAATTCCTTATCACAAGACGAAATTTCATTTTTAAGAGCAAGACGAGATGCTTTAAACCCTATTCAAAAGAGTTTCTATGCAGAAATTTTGGGTGAGTCTCCGAAGATTGAAATGGTAACTCCTGAAAAAACAGAAGAACCAAAGAAAACTACAAGAAGAAAGTAACAAACTAACTAACTCAGGTTATGCCTGAACTGTTGAAAGGAAAACATGGACAATAGAACAAGAGAATTTGATTTATCAAGCATTGATGAACCAATAGTAGAAAATGAAACACAATTTGAAGAAAACAACCAAGAAAATACAGAAGATTATTCTGACAATTTGGAAAGTAATTTTGATAACAATCAAGCAAACATTACTAATATCAAGTCAGATAATAAAAGACCTTCGGAAGAAGTAGATTACAAAGATAAATTTGTTGAATCTACAAGAGAAGCATCTGCACTTTATTTCAAAAATCAAAAGTTAAACCAAGTTATTGAAGAAGCAGCAAACATTGCTGAACCTACACAAGAAGAACTTGTTTCTTATGCTAAAAGCAGGGGTGCTGAATATGATGACCTTGATGAATTTTCACAAAACATTTTAAAAGATACCCTTATTAACAATAGAAGATTTGAAAAGATTCAAAATGTAGCACAGGAATCAAAACAAATTGATGCTTGGGCAAACAGTGTAGATACATTCATTGAAGATGCAGTTGATAACAGTAAATACCCATCACTTGGTTCGTTAGGTCAGGACTTTAAAAAGTTCGCTATGAAAGAATCAAGAAGGGGTGTTGATTTAGATGACCTTGTTGCATCATTCCTATTTTCTGCTGAAAGAAGTTTGAAACAAGGAACACCACAAAAGAAGTCAGTTTTACTATCAGGGGGCAACTCACAAGCAGCACCAATTAAGTCTGCAGGTATAAGTGATACACAAGCAGCATTCATTAGAGAGAACGACCCTAAAGAATACAGACGACTTATTAAATCAGGTCAAATCAATATTGATTTATAAATTGCTTGACATTAAATAACTTATTCCATTATCATTGAATTAGTAATTCAAACTAACCTTGCTAAACAAGACAGTTTAATTGAATTTAGAAATAAGTATAAATTTAATTGAAAGGTATTGTTATGGCAACATATCCAAACAAACTTATAGAAGCATTTGCTTCACAAGCATTAAAAGTTTTCTATATGAAATCTGTTTCAGATGCTATTACAAACAGCGATTACGAAGGTCAAATTAAAGACACTTCTTCAATCCTTAATGTTTTAACATTCGGAAAACTATCTGCTCAAAACTACACAGGTGCTGACATGACTGCTCAAGATTTAACAGAATCTAATGCACAGTTAATCACAGACCAAAAAAAGTATTTCTATTTCAAGGTTAAAGATTGGGACACATTTAGGTCTTATATCAAAAACCCTGAAAACACAATCGTTGAACAAGTAGGAAACGAAATTAAAAAAGTCGTTGATACATTTGTTCTTGGATTTTGGACTGATGTCGCTGCAGGACAAAGAATCGGAACTGACTACACAACAGGAACAGTTGCTATTGCTGCTACAACAGGAGTTGTTACAGGAACAGGAACTACATTTACTGCTGCAATGGAAGGAAAAGGATTCAAAGCAACAGGACACTCAGTATGGTATAGAGTAAAAACTTATACTTCTGCAACATCAATCACTATTGAAAATGATTCTGATGATGAAACATCTGCTTACTCAGGTGGAGCAATCTCAGCAGGTGCTTCTTACACTGTTCAAGCAAACACTGCTTTAACAGTTACTAAGGACACAATTTTCCAATACATGACACAAGCAGCAGCAATCCTTACAAATTCTGAAATCCCTTACGATAACAGATTTATGGTTGTTCCTGCTGACATTGCTTCTTTAATCAGACAAGCACCTCAATTCATTTCACAAGGAACTGAATCAGGTAGAACTGCTGTATTAAACGGTATGTTAAGTGGTCAATTTGCAGGATTCAATGTCTATGAAGTTTCTGACGATAGAATCTCAGGAAATTCAACAGACGGATTCCACTGTTTAGGTGGTCATAAAGTCGCAATCTGTTTTGCTATGGGACTTGTTAGAAATCAAGTTGAGCAAGACATCATTGGTAACTTCGGTAAAGCATACAAATCATTGTATGTTTATGGAGCAAAAGTTGCTGATGAAAGAAGAAAAGCATTGGTAGAATTATTTATCAAAGCATAACTTCTCGCTAACCTACTACTCCTATACTGTATGGAGTGGTGGGTAGCACCAAGTATTTAAGAATTTATAAAGGAAATAGATGGCAAGTTTTACATGGTATTTACAAGGAACAACACCAACAACTATTGGTGCAACAGACATCTTACAGTTTGCTAAAGCAACTTTTGATTCACCTGTTACTATAACTGAATATAACGATTCAACTCATGTAGAGTCATCAACAGGGACTAATTTATCTTCAGGAAATTCTCCTAAAAATTCTAAATTCTTAACATCAACTACTGTTTCAATTAACGGTGGTGCTTCAGAATCATTAAGTGGTGTAACTACTGCAAACTCTCCGTTAAAGATTAACTTTTCACACGGTGTTTCAGTTATCACTTATGATGCAGTTTTTTATGCATACAACGGAACAACTACTACAGTTGCTCCAACTGATGTAACTTTTAAAGCAGCAGAACAAGGAAATTCAACTTGGACTACTGCAGGTGGAAGTGCAAGTGCAGTTGCTTTAGCAAACAACTCAACTCCTGCAACTTCACACGATTTTTACCTACTTGTAAGTTCTTCTCCTGACTCAGTTGGTGAGAAAACTGCATTTAAAGTAAGAATTGAACTAACATACTCATAGTAGGCGACAGCGACTACTACATTTTTAAATAGGCGAATGACTATGGATTACAAAGTAAAATGGACAGTTTCATTAAATAATGGGGAAACCCATTACGAAGGCAAAGGATTATTCCTTGAAGTTGCGGGTGAGTTATCTGCATGGAACAAATTACAAAACTATCTAACTGAAAACAATCTAACTATTACTTCACTTGCTTTATATACTGAAGATGGAAGAAGATGGAATTTACCATCTGCAGGAAAGAACCCTAAGTTTAGGGCATTTGATATGGCAGAAAAACCATTTAAATACACAATGGAAAGAAAAGTAGGTCTTGATTGGGATGATAAAGAAAATTCAGATATTTACACAACTATAAATTCTTGGTTTGATATTGAAGGGAGTATTTATAAATTTACCATTTGGGTTGATGACAGAAATCCAAACAACACATGGTCAGTTGTAAATAAAATGTAATGGCAGACCAAAAACTAACACAATTACCACAAGCAACAGGGGCAGTCCCAAATGACGAACTATATTTGGTTACTGATACAGGAACAACTCCTGTTTCCAAAAGAATTACATTTGATGACCTGCAAGAATCTTTTACTGATGTTGAAGTTACATCAATTCAATTTGATATTACACAAACTACAGCACCTGTTGAAGGTCAAGCAATATGGAATGATGATGCTAAGACTTTAGAAATAGGTCTTAAAGGGGGTTTCGCTTTAGAAGTAGGTTTGCAGATGATTGAACTGTGTGTAAATAAAACAGGAACTACCATTGCAAAAGGAAAGGTAGTTTATATCAATGGTGGTCAAGGAAATAGACCAACAATTACCCTTGCTGACTATTCAAGTGATGCAACATCTGCAAGAACATTTGGTGTAGTTGCAGAAAATATAAACAACAATAACAGTGGTTATGTTGTTACTAAAGGTCTTGTAACAGGTCTAAATACCAATTCATACACAGCAGGGACTCAACTTTATCTCGCAGATGATGGAGATATGACTTCAACAAAACCTGTTGCCCCAAATCACATGGTTTATGTTGCAAAGGTAATTGCACAAAACTCAACATCAGGAATTATTTATGTTGAAGTAATGAACGGTTTTGAACTTGACGAACTTCATGATGTTTCTATAACATCAGTTGCAGATAAGAACTTACTGCAATATGATTCTGCAACAAGTTTATGGAAGAATGTTTCTCCATCAACTGTTAATGTAGATTATTTAAGATTAGATTTAACAAACACTCCACTTACAGGAAATACTTTAAATTTTAACGGAACTGCAGCAAAAGCAGTTAATGTTGATAGAACAACTACTGCATCAACAGCAGGAAGGGCATTAACAGTTCAATCAGGTGGAGCAGTTTCAGGTGGAACAAACATTGCAGGTGGAAATTTAATACTCTCATCAGGAATTGCTACAGGAAACAGCACATCAGATATTAAATTCTTTACAGCAACAGCAGGTTCTTCAGGAACAACAGACAGAAATCCAACTGAAAAGATGGTTATTAAAGGTTCAGGTAAGGTCGGCATTGGAACTGATAACCCAACCTACCCACTCCATGTTGTAGGTGGAATATTTACAACAGGAGAAATTTATACAACTGATAATGTATCAGCAGTTGGAACTGTTACAGGTTCTAACCTGACAGGAACAAACACAGGCGACCAAGTATTACCTGTTTATGGTGATGGTTCTGATGGTGCAATTACTTTTGATGGTTCTACAACTCACACTTTTGCTACATTAAATGGTTCTACTTACACCTTAACAAGAGATATATTTGCTACAACAATAACTGTTAATTCTTCAATTATTGTTATTACAGCAGGTTACAGAGTGTTTGCTAACTCATCACTTACAGTTAATGGGGAATTACACAATGACGGTTCTGCAGGTTCAGGAACTACAGCAGGTGCAGGTGGGTTAGGTGGATTCTTCAAAGCAGGTAATGCAGGTGCTGCAGGGTTAGGAACAGGTTCAGCAGGTGCTGTAGGAGCAGTGCCACCATCACCTACAACAAACACTTGGGTTGGTGGTCTTGGTGGTAAAGGTGCAATGGGAAGGGCATCTAACACTACATTTACAGGTGGAATGATTACTTCTGCCAATGTAACAGTCCCTGCAGATGCAGACGGTGGAAATAAAGTCCCTTCAAATTTTGTAAATTACCTAACAAGATATGTTGTTGGTGCAACAAATTGGCAAATGACTCCATCTATAGGTGGGGGTTCAGGTGCTAAATCAGCAACAGGTTCAACACCTGCAGGAACATCAGGAGCAGGTGGTGGGGGTGGTGGAATTTGTTTTGTTGCTGCTCCTGTTATTTCAGGTTCAGGAACTATTTCAGCAGACGGTGGGGCAGGTGGTAATGCTACAGGAGCAAATGGAAACTTCGGTGGTGGTGGAGGTGGAGGTGGTGGAATTATGTGTATGATTGCAAAAACTTCTACAATAACTCCAACTGCAGATGGTGGAGAAGGTGGAACAACTGTTATTGACACAGTTACAGGAACTTACCCTGTTGCTACAGCACAAGGAACAGTAACTACTGCAACCCAAACAATGACTTTAACACCAACAGTTCCTTTAACTAAAGGCAACCTATATATGGTTACATTTCACCTACAAAAAACAGGTGGAATTGGTGGTTCAGGTATTAACTCAATGTCAGGATTTGGTATTCAATGGACTAATGCAAACTTAAGAAATACATTTAACTCTATTGCTTCTCCTAACAGGGTTATAGAAATTTGGTATGGTTACTATAAAGGAGTTGAACCTGATATTGTAGATGATGAAACAATCACAGTTGAACTATCTGACTTGAACACAACAGCAAGAGTAATCATTGATGAAATTCAAAACACAGATGCAAGTTTTACAACAAACCCAATAGTTGGTAACAATGCTATAAACCAAGTGGATTCTGCACTCTCACTTACAGTTACACTGCCTGTTGCTCCTACAACAGGAAACCTTGTTTATTCAGTATTTGCAAGAACAGTTGCTACAGGTCTTGCTGCTGCAGGAGGTGCTACTTTAGTAAATTCACAAACTACAGCACCTATTTTAGCGAGTCAGGTAAATTCAGCAACCCAAACTAATACACAAACTCATACAACTACAAATGGTGCTATAGCAGGTATTTCTATGGAAATCGCTAAATCAGTAAATGGTGCTAATGGAAGTAATGGTTGGAACGGAAAGGTAGTTAGAATTTATGGATAAAGAAACAATTAGAAAATGGAATAATATTAGAAGCAACAGAAATGCACTACTTGCTCAAACTGATTGGACACAACTACCTGATGTTCAACTGTCTCCTGAATTAGTTCAGGAAATGAAAATTTACAGACAAAAACTCAGAGATTTAACTAAAGATTACGAAAACCCTGATGATGTCATTTTTCCTGACAATCCTTTAATAGGGGGTTAAAGTGGAAATTATTTTCTGCTTACTTTTAGAATCAGGAGATTTTCTACTACAACAAGGGGGAGACAAACTCCAACTTGAAAACTATGTAGGTTCTGAACGAGCAGGAAAGATAACAGGTCAAGCATCTGCAAACAACGAACGGTCAGCAAAAGTAACAGGACAAGATTTTGCTAACGACCAAAAATCAGCAAAAATTACAGGACAAGCATTTGCAAACGACAACCGTAATGCCAAAGTTACAGGACAAGCATTTGCTTTTGACGAAAGAAATTCAAAAGTAACAGGACAAGATTTTGCTAATGACAGCAGGTTTGCAAAGACTACAGGTCAGGCATTTGCCGATTCAGATAAATCATCTAAGGTTACAGGTCAGGATTTTGCTAATGACAGCAGACTATCTAAGATTACAGGACAAGCATTTGCTAATGATGAAAGACTTGCAAAAGTTACAGGTCAGGACTCAGCAAATAACGAACGAGATGCCAAGATTACAGGACAAGACTTCGCTAATGACTTTAGAAATGCCAAGATTACAGGACAAGATTCTGCATTTGATACAAGAAATGCCAAAGTTACAGGTCAGGATTTTGCAAACAACGAGAGAAATTCTAAAGTTGTAGGTCAGGCATTTGCGAACGACCAAAGAAATTCTAAAGTTATAGGTCAAGCAACTTCTCAAGATGAGAAACTTGCAAAGATTATAGGTCAGGCACTTGAAAATTCCGAAAAAAACACGAAAATTACAGGTCAAGATTTTGCAAATGCCGTTAAATCAAGCAAAATTACAGGTCAAGCATTAGCAGACAACTTCAGGAGTGCTAAAATTACAGGTTTTTCAACCGATAATAATGAAAGAAATGCTAAGGTTACAGGACAAGATTTCTCACAAGCAGAACGAAATGCAAAGATTTTTGGAGTTGGAATAGGAATTTCAGAAAAGTCTGCAAAGATTTCAGGAGTTGCTACAGATGCAAATCAAAGGTCTGCAAAAGTTACAGGAAGAATAGACAACCCAATATTTATTTGGACAGGAACTGCTTCTACAATTCCTACAGGTTGGACAAGAGTAACTGAACTTGACGGTAAATTTCCAAGAGTTCTTGCTACAGGTGAAACAGTTGGAGCAACAGGTGGTAATGCGACCCACACTCACACATCAAACTCTCACACTCACGGATTAGATAACCACACCCACACATTCACACTTCCTGCAGGTTCAGGTGGTTCAACTCAAGCAGGTGGAACTACAAACCAACAAGGTAATGAATTAACTCACACTCACGGAACAACAACATCAGGAAACCCTGAGAATGTTTCTATTGGAACTGCTTCTCCAAATTATTCTGCTTACTCAAACAACCCACCGTTCTATGAAGTTATCTTTATAACTAAAGAAGATGAGATTGTTACAAGTGTTCCAAACGGTGCAGTTGCATTTGCTAAGACATCATTAGGTTCATTAACACTTGCTGACGGTAACAACTCAACACCAAATCTACAAAATAGATTCTTAAAAGGTGCTGCAACAGGAGCAGATGCAGGAACTACAGGTGGTTCATCAACCAATGCTCACACACTTGATGCTCACACCCACTCAACTTCTCACTCACACATTGCAGCAACTACTGCAGGTGGAAACCTAAGAAGGGACAACAATACAGGGGGAGACCTAACAAGACTCACCCACACCCACACAGTGCCGTTAAACAGCACTTCAGTTACATCAGATGGAATAGCAGTTCAAATACCTGCACAATCAGAAACAGTTCTTCCACCATACCTTGATGTAATAGTTGGACAAAACAAAACAGGAAACAAACTAACTCAATCAGGTGTTCTTGGTTACTACTTAGGAAGTGAAAACAACCTTCCTATTGGTTGGACTATTTACAGCAAACTTGGAAGATTTATTAGGGGTTCTAATGCCACAGGTTCTACAGGTGGTTCTGAAACACACACTCACGGAAGTCAGTCTCACTATCACTCAGTTCCTTCTCACACTCACACCACACCACAAGTTGGGCATACAGGTGATACAAGAGATTCTTCAGGTAGTTTCAACATGGCAAACACATCCACAGTCCATGCTTCAACTACATCAAGTAGCACATCTACAAACTTATCTGCATCAAACACATCTGCAAATTCTGCAAATAACATTCCTGAATATGTAAATGTTTATTTAATTGAATTTACAGGGGTTTTTGATTCTTCTGAAAAGAATGCAAAAGTAACAGGATTTGCTACTGCTAATAATGAAAGAAATGCCAAGATTAAGGGAAGCATCACTGACAATAGAGAAAGAAATGCAAAGATTTCAGGATTTGGTTATGAAAACTCCGAGAAGTCAGCAAAAATATCAGGAAGTGTAACTGAAACAAACTCAAGAAATGCCAAGATTACAGGTCAGGTTAGTTACAGTCCTTACATTTATGTTTATCAGGGAACAATATTTAATAGCATCTATGCCGAGCAATCAACAGGTTACACCACTGAATACCTTGAACAAAACTCAGTTTATGGAAACAAATATGTAGGGCAAAGCACTGCTTACTCAAACATCTACATAGACCAAACAACTGTTTATAATACTAAGTATGTTGATACAGGAACTTCTTACACTGTTAAATATGTTGATTCAGGCACTGTTTATAATTCTAAATATTCTGTTAGAAGTAGCACATACAATACTAAATATACTGACAGAAATACTTCTTATACTTCAAAATACACTCCACAAGGAACTATAGAAGGTAACAAATATTCAGAACAAGGAACAACATATATTGATTATTTATAAAGAAAGCAAGTAAAATAAAACTATGGATTCATTTATCATTAACAAATTTGCAGGGGGCATATCAGATTACGAAGATAGAGGTATAACAGGTGCTTACAAGTATGCTCAGAATCTTGATGTTAGAAAAAGAAGGGATTCTTTAACTACAACTCAAACACTTGCAGATGACCTTGCTTCAGGAACATTTGATTCAAGATGTAGGTTTATAGTTCCTGCGTCAGATGGAAACACTTACTTTTTTACAAACAACAAAATATATAAAAGAACATCAGGTGGAACTTATACTTTAGAACATACTGATGCAGATGCAGGAATCAATGGTGCTGCAGAGTGGGTTAATAATGTAGGAGATACATTTATTTATTACACCACTGCTACAAAACTTCACAGAAAAAGAATTATCGGAACAGGTTATACCAATACAGGTTGGGGTGATTTAGATGCTACTGTTAATTCACAGACTTACCCTAAAACAAATCTTACTTCAACAGCATGGCACACCATGAAACAAGTTAATGGGGTTTTAATGATTTTAAATGCTGATAAGGTTGCAACTGTTAAATATACTGATGCATATCTTCCTGACGAACTAATTATAATCCCTTCTAATATTGGAAAAACATTAGTTGAATCAGGAACAAACTTGCGACTTGGTGCTAATAGAACTGATGCTTCAATGTCATCAAATATATTTTTATGGGATGGTATTGCACAAAATTGGAACGATAAAATGCAATTACCGTTTTCAAGCATCAATGCCATGATTGAATCTGAAATTGGAATTATGCAGTTTGGGACTGAAGGTGGGTTATATTTTTATTCTGATGCTTCTAAGTTACCTGTTACAAGATTTCCAAGTGGTGGTCAGTGCGACCCTGACGGAGTAGAAGTTTCAGACGGTCTTGCATATTTTGGAGTATATGGAAATGGAACTAAATCAGGACTTTATACATACGGAAGAAAGTGGAAAAATGCCGACTTTATTTTAAGTTGCGAACATCAATTTACTTGTGATGAAATCAATTCAGTTAAAAAAATTGGAAATACAATTCTTTTCTCATATAAAAATGGAAACAACTACGGAGTTAAGAAAATAGATTTATCAAACAAAGCAGTTGGAACTTATGAATCTTTAGACCTAAAAGCACCTGCTACTTATCAAACACCTGTTAATTTTGAAACAGTTGTTTTAAATCTAATGCCACACCCTGCAGGAACAAACATTGAAGTATGGAGAAGAATTGATAAAGTTGAAACTGCAACTGCAGGAACAGGAGTTACTGCTGACGGTTGGTATAGATGCAACACAGTAAGTGGTGCTACTAACTTCTCAACTACAAATGGAACTGAAGCAGTCTTTTTAATTGGAGATAAAGGAAAGATTATTGAGATTAAAATAATACTTACACCTACAGGAAACACATCCCCTGAAGTATTAAATGCTCAAATAATGTTTAGCAAATAATGGCAGTCTATTACCCTGAAACATTACAATCACAAGAAATTTACGGAATAGTTGGAGAAGGAACAGAAGCAGATTCAGGATGGGGTGCTTTAAAGAATGTTACTTACCCTTCTAAAATTATTCCTGTTATTACTCCACAAGTTCCTGTTGCAAATGAAACAATAGGACACTCAATTAACACTAAAACAAATCAAATCTTAGGTGCTTATT